TTGTGGTAGGAAGGCATCGTCTCCCAGTTTGCTTTTCTTTGGGGTCCAATCGGACCCCGTTCTTTCAATAGGGAGACGCACGGGAGACAACATGAAATTCAAACTGTCCTACGACAACGGCATTAACTCGTTCAACTACGAACTATCTGGAGACCAAACGCCCGAAGAGAACATCATTGAAGTGTTCCGTATGGCCATTGATACCCTATTCCCTCAGGCACTCTTTATTATTCCAGAAGAGGCTGAGGTAGCCTTCACTGAAGCTGATGAGCGCGAACATACTCGCACGAAGCTCTACGATGAGGTAGACCAGATCATCGATGAAATGTACGGCTACTACGGGGACGAGTGATGGCAGACATTATCGACTTCTTCGGTAAGACCACGCTCGACCTCGATCCGAAAGAGATGGTTGAGAATGCCATGAACGAGTACCAGTTCAAAGGGGTGGTACTTGTTGGTTGGCACGGAGATGACAACTTCACAGTCTGCTCATCCATGGGTTCATCGCCCGAAATAGTCTACGCCTTAGAGCTCGGCAAGCAGGCGATACTGGATGCTTCAACAAAGTGAACTCCAGAATTATCTTGGACAAATATCCAAGTTAACTCCGGACGAACAGAAAGAACTCCTACGACTTGTTGACGAAATGTCGATTGCGCGTACACGTGAGAACGCACGTGTCGATTTTTTGGAGTTTGTTAAACATGTCTGGCCAGCGTTCATTGCTGGCAGGCACCATAAAATCATGTCGGACGCCTTCGAGCGAGTGGCAAACGGTGAGCTCAAACGCCTGATTATTAACATGCCACCCCGGCACACCAAGTCTGAGTTTGCCTCATACCTGTTCCCGGCATGGTTTCTGGGTAGATACCCCGAAAAAAAGGTCATTCAAACGGCACACACTGCAGAGTTAGCCGTTGGTTTCGGTCGAAAGGTGCGAAATCTGTTCGACAACCAAGACTTCCAGCAGGTTTTTCCGGACATTGACCTGTCATCAGACTCGAAAGCGGCAGGACGTTGGTCCACAAGCAAGGGTGGTGACTATTTTGCGATTGGTGTGGGCGGTGCGGTGACCGGTAAAGGTGCCGATATTCTAATTATTGACGATCCACACTCCGAACAAGAGGCCGCAATCGGCGCATACAACCCCGAAGTGTATGACAAGGTCTACGAATGGTACACATCAGGCCCGAGACAGCGATTACAACCGGGTGGTGCCATCATTATTGTGATGACACGCTGGTCAGTGAGGGATCTCACAGGCCAAATTGTCAAAAAATCAGCAGAACGGGAAGGATCTGATGAGTGGGAGGTCATTGAACTGCCCGCCATCATGCCTTCAGGCCAACCCTTGTGGCCCGAGTTCTGGCCGCTACCTCAACTTGAGGCACTCAAAGCAGAATTGCCCGTCTCAAAGTGGCAAGCACAGTACCAACAAGACCCAACAAGCGAAGAAGGGGCGCTCATCAAACGCGAATGGTGGCGTGAATGGGAATATGACGCTCCGCCCCGCTGTGAGGCTGTTATTCAGAGCTGGGATACGGCGTTTTTGAAGACACAGCGCTCGGATTACAGTGCGTGTACCACATGGGGCGTCTTCTACCACCCAAATGAGTCCGGGGATGAGGTGCCAAATCTGATATTATTGGATAGCTTCAAGGAAAAATATGAGTTCCCTGAATTGAAGCGTGTTGCCTACGATCATTACTGGCAATGGGAGCCAGATCAGATGATTGTAGAGAAAAAGGCGTCCGGTGCTCCGTTGATATTCGAGCTTCGGGCCATGGGAATACCAGTGACTGAGTTCACTCCATCACGCGGTCAAGATAAGATCGCCCGAGTCAACGCAGTGACAGACCTCTTTGCCTCTGGAGTGGTGTGGGCACCACCCACCCGATGGGCAGATGAGATGATTGAGGAGTGTGCCGCTTTTCCGTCTGGAGATCACGATGACTTAGTGGACTCGATGACGCAAGCACTGTTACGATTCAGGCAAGGCGGATGGATCCGGTCGGACATGGACGACTGGAGTGATGAACCAGCATACCAAAGACGGGTTGAATACTACTGATGGCAATTGACAAACCACTTGAAGACAATCTAATCCCTGAGACAGTCGAAGACTCTCCGGAATTAGAGATTGAGATTATTAACCCGGACGCGGTCAGCATCGAGGAGGAAGATGGTGGTATGGCCATCATTTTCGACCAAGAGATGCAGGAAGATATTCTAGGACCGGACCACGACTCCAACCTTGCAGAGTTCATCGAGGAGGGTGAGCTTCAGCGGATCGGCTCAGAACTTGTGGATCAATTTAACGGCGACCGAACCAGCCGGAAAGACTGGGCCCGAGCCTACGTCAAAGGACTCGACCTCCTCGGTATGAAGATCGAAGACCGAGACCAGCCATGGCCGGGAGCCTGTGGTGTATTCCATCCCGTACTGACAGAAGCAGTGGTTCGTTTTCAGGCACAGGCCATGATGGAAGTGTTCCCTGCGTCAGGCCCCGTTAGAACAACAGTGATTTCAGATGGCAAGACCGAAGTTATCCAGCAGGCCAATCGAATCGAACGTGAGATGAATTATCAGCTCATTGAGAACATGACAGACTACCGTGACGAGACAGAACAGCTTCTGTTCCGTTTACCGCTTGCAGGGTCTGCATTCCGCAAAGTGTATTACGACCCGATGCTCGAGAGACCTGCGGCCATCTTCGTACCCGCAGAAGACTTCGTTGTTTCTTATGGCGCCAGTGATCTAACAACATGCGAGCGTTACACGCATGTTATGAAGAAGACTCCGAATGAGGTGTTGAAGTTGATGGTCAATGGGTTCTATCGAGACATCGATTTACCCGACCCCGAACCAGACTTCTCAGATATCCAAGAGAAGTATGATGAACTGGAAGGTGAACATGACTATTCGATTGAAGATGATGACCGACACACTTTACTCGAGATGCATGTTGATCTCGACCTTCCCGAGCCTTTTGCTGACGAAGATGGAATCGCCCGACCCTACGTTGTCACACTCGACAAGTCTTCAAGAGAAATATTATCCATCCGCCGAAACTGGTATGAGGATGATCCTAAGAAGAAGAAGCGCGACCATTTCGTGCACTATCGGTACCTGCCCGGACTTGGTTTCTACGGGATTGGGCTTATCCATCTTATTGGTGGCCTAGCCAAGTCAGCAACGTCTATCCTTCGACAGCTCGTTGATGCAGGCACTCTCTCGAATCTACCTGCCGGACTGAAGACGCGAGGGCTCAGAATCAAGGGAGATGAGTCACCACTCACCCCGGGTGAGTTCCGTGATGTGGATGTACCGGGTGGAGCAATCCGAGACAACATCTTCCCACTGCCATACAAAGAACCATCAGGTGTTCTGTACAACCTGTTGGGGAACATTGTCGAAGAGGGCCGCCGTATTGGCTCAGTTGCCGAAATCAACATCGGCGAGATGTCAGCCAACGCCCCAGTGGGCACTACGTTGGCACTGCTCGAACGCAACATGAAAGTCATGTCGGGCGTTCAGGCAAGACTGCATGGATCGCTCAAGAAAGAGCTGAAGCTCATCGCGCAAGTTATCCATGACTACATGCCGCCGACATATGATTATGCGATTGATGGCGAGTACTCTCGCGTCGAAGACTTCGATGGAAGAGTGGATGTTATTCCCGTTTCTGATCCAAATGCGGCAACAATGTCCCAACGAGTGGTTCAGTATCAGGCCGCACTTCAGTTGGCACAGCAGGCACCACAGTTCTATGACATGGCGAAGCTACACCGCCAGATGCTTGAAGTGCTGGATATCAAGGACGCCAAGGACATTGTCAAGCTCCCCGAAGAAATTAAGAACATGGATCCTGTATCGGAGAACATGGCGGCCCTCAACCAAGAGGCCATCAAAGCATTTGACTACCAAGACCATGAAGCACACATTGCGGTCCACATGGCGTTTATTCAGGATCCGAAGATCCGCGAAATGGTTGGTCAATCTCCATTTGCAAGCGCAATACAGAATGCCATGGCCGAGCACATCACCGAGCACGTTGCATTCCAGTACAGACGAGAAATCGAAAAGCAACTGGGTGTGGCCATGCCGAGTGATAAGATCCTGCCAGAGGACGTAGAGCGTGATCTCGCCCCTGTTCTTGCGAAAGCCGCAGGCAAGGTTCTGCAGAAAGATCAGGCAGAGGCCGCACAACAACAAGCACAGCAACAACAACAGGATCCTTTGACGCAGATTCAGCAACGCGAGATCTCTCTCAAGGAAGCTGAGTTCCAGCACAAGCGCGAAATTGACCTGCAGAAACTTCAGGTTGAATTACAGAAGACTGCCGCCAAAGACGAGCTTGAGCGTGAGCGGATCGAATCGCAGGAGCGCCAAGAGGGTGCCCGACTCGGTGTTAAGATTGCGGCGGAGAAAGACAAGCTCGAAAAGAAGGATCAACTCGAAGGTGCAAAGATTGGTGTTGAAATTGCCAAGACAATTGCTCAGAATAACGAATAAGTTCAATTGCACCTTTTTGGAGACAGCATGACTGAAATGGAATACATCAAGAACCGCATTCGTGAGCACATGAATCAGACCGCTGATCACATGTCTCTCGGTGGCTGTAAGAACTACGAGGACTATCAACATTGCGTTGGTATCGTGAATGGGCTCGCCATTGTTGAGCGAGAAATTATCGACCTCGAAGAGAAAATTCAAAACGCAGAATAACCGTGTCAACCCATGGTATACTGTAAGTGCTGAAAAATACGTCTTAGACGCAAGGCACTGCGGGCCTAAACCGTAAGCAGAGGACAATATGCAAGTTAAGAATTTCGAGATGACGGAAGAGCTCGAACAAATCCTTCCGGTTCCACAGGGATATCGAATCCTTGTTGCATGCCCAGAGATCGAAGAAACCACTGAAGGTGGCATTATCATCGCGAACGAGCTTCGCGCCAAAGAATCGACAGCATCTATTTTCGGCTACGTCATTGAGATGGGCGATGATGCATACGGCGATCCAGACAAGTTTCCAACTGGCCCCTATTGCAAAGAAGGCGATTGGGTCATTTTTCGTTCTTATTCCGGCACCCGTTTCAAGGTGAAGGGACAAGAGTTCCGTCTCATCAATGATGACACGGTTGAAGCAATTGTCGAAGATCCGAGAGGCATTGAACGCGCATGAGTGAACTAGAGCAAGAAGTCGAAAACACCGAAGTAGAGGTCGAGCAGTCTGATGATTCAGGCTTTGAAGTCGAAATCGTAGACGATACCCCCGAGAAAGATCGAGGCCGTCCACGCCGTGAAGACGACAAAGAACCTGAAATACCAGAAGACAACGAGATTGAAAACTATTCTGAGAATGTTCAGAAGAGAATCAAGCAGTTACGTTTCGAGTATCACGAAGAGCGCCGTCGCAAAGAAGAAGCCGAGCGGATTCGTGAAGAGGCAATCAGTGCCGCAAAGCGGTTGCATGAAGAAAACAATCGACTCAAGAAGACCTTGACGCAAGGCGAAGAGGTTTTAATTGACCAAGCCCGAAACAGAATTGACGCCCAAATAGAACAGGCGAAATACAATTACAGAACTGCATATGAAACTGGTGACACAGACAAGATCATCGAGGCACAGGAGCAACTGACAGCACTTCAATCAGAGAAGTTTAAGATCAGCGACTACCGGCCTCAACAGTACACAGAGTCACCAGCCCCAGAATTTACACAGGCACCACGCCCACAGATCCAGAAGCCAGATGCAAGAGCACAGGCTTGGGCAGAGAGCAACCCTTGGTTCCAGAAGGATCCAGAGATGACCTCGTATGCGTTCGGTGTCCACCAGAGGTTGGTCACAGAAGGCTATGACACAGCTTCAGATGAATACTATGCCGCTATCGATGAGAGTATGCGAAAGCGGTTCCCAGAAAACTTTGGCGGGAGTCAGCAACGCCAACCGGGTAACGTGGTCGCCCCTGCTTCGAGAGCAACAAAAGGACCTCGCAAAATATCGCTGACTCAATCCCAAGTAGCACTCGCCAAGCGACTTGGCCTAACACCCGAACAATATGCGGCGCAAATGTTGAAGGAGATGCGGTAATGAGCACAAGAGCACCACGGGAATCTCAGACCCGAGAAAAGACTGAGCGCAAAAAGCTATGGCAACCTGCATCGCGTATCCCAACACCGGAGTCCTCTGAAGGCTATTCATATCGCTGGATCAGGACATCAATGCTGGGTCAAGCTGACAACACCAACGTCTCTGCAAAGTTTCGTGAGGGCTGGGAACCAGTCCGCGCAGAAGATCATCCAGAGCTTCAGGTCATGTCAGATATTGATTCACGCTTTGAGGGTAATGTTGAAGTCGGCGGTCTCTTGCTGTGTAAGAACACCAAGGAGAACGTGCAGGCTCGTCAGGAATACCTCCAAGAAATCAACGAACGTCAGATGGAATCAGTTGACAACAACTACATGCGTGAGAGCGATCCTCGCATGCCGATGCTGAGACCTGAGCGTTCAACGAAAGTATCATTTGGTAGCGGCAACTCCTAATAGTTAGGGGTGCCGCATAGACATCTTTAGGAGAAAAACATGTCTGCAAACAGCACCCCATATGGTCTGATTCCGAAGCAGAAGCTCGGTTTCGGCTATTACAATGGTGCGTTCCGGGAATACCCAGTTGCGACAAACAACTCAGCGGCCATTTTCAATGGCGACCTTGTTGTATTGTCAACAGCCGGTCTTCCGAGCGCAGTATCGGCGACACCAGTCGCATTCGATGTAAGCGGATCATCAGACGCAACAGCCGGTATCATGGGCGTATGCGTTGGTTGTCGTTACATCGATTCAAATGGCGTCGTTCAATACGACAATTTCTTGCCAGCCAACTTGGTCACAGGCGGCGCGACCGAAGTATTCGTTCGTGTAGCTGACGATCCAGACCTGATCTTCCAAGTGAAGGGCACGGCGGCTCTTGGCACATTCAACAGCGGCACAGACGGCTCAGGCTTTGCTGGCGCAGTTGGCATGAACGCGGCACTTGACTACAACACATCTGGTTCAACATCAACTGGTAAGTCTGGTGTTGCATTGGCTGTTGGAGCAAACGGCGGAAGCCTTGCGGCAACATCAACACTTGCGGTTCGCATCGTTGAAGTTGTACCGGGCACAGAGGCGGATGACTACCCTGAGTTTTATGTAAAACTCAACGTGGGTGTTCATTCATACCATAACCCACTTGGTTTAGCATAAGGAGCTAGATAATGGCTATTTCACGTTCCCAGCTCCTTAAAGAGCTGTTACCCGGTCTTAACGCACTGTTCGGCTTGGAGTACGAGAAGTACGAAAACGAGCATGCTGAGATCTACGAAACCGAAAACTCTGAGCGTTCATTCGAGGAAGAAGTCAAGCTGTCAGGCTTTGGCGCGGCTCCTGTGAAGAACGAAGGTGCGGCGATCACTTATGACACTGCACAAGAGTCTTTCACTGCGCGTTACAACCACGAAACAGTTGCAATGGGTTTCTCTGTCACTGAAGAAGCGATGGAAGATAACCTGTACGACGCACTGTCTGCTCGTTACACCAAGGCACTTGCACGTGCAATGGCGTACACAAAGCAAACAAAAGCGGCGGCACTGTTGAACAATGGTTTCACAACTTTCAACTCGGGCGATGGAGTGACTCTGTTCTCTGCATCTCACCCAACAGTTGAAGGCGGAACCAACCGTAACAAGCTAGAAACTGACGCTGATCTCAACGAGACTTCTCTTGAGCAAGCTGTCATTGATATCGCGGCTTTCACAGACGAGCGTGGTCTTTTGATCGCGGCGCGTCCTCGTAAGCTGATTGTTCCACCTGCATTGATGTTCGTTGCAACTCGTTTGCTCGAAACAGATCTGCGTGTTGGTACAGCGGATAACGATATCAACGCACTGCGTAATAACGGGTCAATCCCAGAAGGCTATCGTGTCAACCACTACTTGACTGACAGCGATGCGTTCTTCATCGTGACAGACGTACCAAACGGAATGAAGCACTTCGTGCGAACTCCAATGCAAACGTCTATGGACGGTGACTTCGACACAGGTAACGTGCGCTACAAGGCGCGTGAGCGTTACTCATTCGGTGTCTCTGACCCATTGGGAATTTTCGGTTCACCCGGAGCAACCTAAATACGAGGGGCCTTCGGGCCCCTTTTTTTGCTATACTGTATGCATGGGCTACTG